GAATTACACTATCGTAGCCTATACGCTCATTGTAGATTGTCGTGCTAGTAGCGCCACCAGTAGCCAACGTAACAGAGCCAGTATTATTGGTCTTGCCGTCCATGATGCCTCGCACTATCTCTGCGACAGCTCGCTGATCTCCACCAAAAGGAGGAAGTGTCCTAAACTGTGTCATCTGCCACCTTGTTTAGTAATATCAACATCTACACCCACACAAGTAGACCAGGAGCCAGACGGAATAGTCTGCACTCGCATATATCTACCAGCAGATCGTAATGGCGCTCTGCCCTCTGTATCAGCCGCTACAGGCGTCGTATAACTAATAGCATCAGATAGGTTAGCTCTAGCTGAAACAGCAACAGAAGCTGATCCACCATCTACCAATGGCCTAGCAAGAGTAATCACAGACCTGCCAATGTCAATATCACCAGTGACGATAGACGCTGTTTTGTTAGCACCACCGAAGGTAATGATCTTCTGGCCTGACACACCAGCAAATAGAGGATCACCACCAGCCCATTGACGAGCATCTAACGATACCGTCAGCGCATCAATACTGGTACTGTACAAATCCAATCCTTCAAGCGTTACCGATGGCGTAATAGCGATAGCTACAGCAGATGCAGTAGTTTCAACGTAAGACCATTTACCTGTATCAATGCTATAGATCAAGATTAATTGACTAGCAAATACGTTAGTAAAACACCAAGCAACAAGACGCTTAACAGGATCAACAGCAGATGACATTATGCCAAAGCTATTAGGATCAGCGTTATCAAAGAACCAGTTGTCTACCTTACCAGCACTAATAGACTTAACAGTCTGACCGTCAGATGCGTAGAATCCGTCATTAGATAAAAAGTAAGTTAATCCATTGTATTGAGCGATACTGCCATTGGATAAGCAGCCAATACCACGCGAGATAGCATCAAATTGGAAGAATAACGGACTACCAATATAAGTCATGCGGTAGATAGCTTTTTCAAGCAAAACCAAGCCATACTCACCACCAGCCAAGCCCATAATATCGCCACCGTCAGCGATTACCTGGCTATCTGATTGACTTGTTGCGCCAGGCGTCCAGTTAGACTCGTCGTTAATGTCAGACCAGTAAACCTTGTTTTCATATCCAGTAACATTAGCAGCTACAACAAAGTCTCGTACTATCGTAATGTACTTAGCAGTAGGCGCAGCAGCAGCTACATCTACAAAATAGTTAGTGGTGTTTAGATCAACTGCTTGTATTTTACTAACTCCATTAGCCAGCAACATTACATCGCCAAACTGAGCAGCATCCCAATACTCAATGCCAATATAACCAGTGGTGGTCATTGCATTTAATGCGCGAGTAGAGTTATCGTATTTAAATACCTGTGTAGCGCCAGCAGCAAATAGCGTAGATGTCTGAGCATACTTACCAGCAAAGGCTGTCAGCAATGTTTGACCTGCGCTACCGCTTAAATCTGCCTCTGACTGCATTGGCTCATAGCCATTAGTCACAGGTATGCAGTTCTTAGCTTCTGTAAGCGCACCAGTAACGCCAGGTTGATCTGGTAGCCATTCGCCAAATACTAATTTTGTCTGAGCCATGTATTACTTTCAGCAGGTATATTTGTCCATGTATTACTATTAGCAGAAATATTACTCCATGTATTAGGAGACTCAGTTTCATCAATCCATTCATCACCAATAATTGCACCAATTGTTACAACTATTGCATCAGCTACTATATTAGCAAAACCTGAATAATTAACATTTGGACTACAATCTATAGTTGCATATCCATTTATATTAGCTTCTGCATTAATTTCCTTTGCCCCATCAGCAACAACTAATGCTAATCCTAAAATATCAGCTTGACCAACATATATATAATTACCAGCAGCAGTAACTATAGCAACACTATTAATTACAGCAGACGCGTTATAAATTATTGATCCATCGCATACTATTGTAGCAACTCCATTAACTACTGCATCTCCAGATATTATTAATCCAGATAAATCAGTTGATATTGCAGCAGCAGATAAAGGATAAAATCCAAGCATTGCTTACTCCGGTTGCGTAGGCCAAGTAATTTCCCAAGGAAAACCTACTTGCGAGCTAATATCCCTTAATTCTTGACGATACGTAGCCCAAATAGCCTTGTCTACGGTAGCGTCGCTAATCTGCGTCCAATCACAATCAGCAAGCAAACGATTGCGGCTTGACCGCATTTGACTAGCTTTATTAGACGTTGCTGAAGCAATCTCATCCTCAGTTAGCGATTCTACTTGAACTGTAAACACTTCATTGTTTTCTACGTAAGGAGCCACTTGCGATAACTTTTGCGTCATCCGATCATGGTCTTTAAATAGATTAACTGGCAAGCAGCCGTTATCAACCATAAACTGTGATGATGGGCCACTTGCAGGAAACGAAGTGTTAGGAAACAGTTGCCGGTAATCACCGACCTCAATTGTGTCCCCAATTTTTGCAATAAACATGACCTGTCCTTATTGGTTCGAAAACGCTGCTGTAGGTGGCGTAAAGGCTGCTGTATATCTTGCTACGCCTTTGGTAATGCGAATATCGTCCATGTACCCATTTAAATATTGTATGCCGCCAGCATCAGCATTTCTTCCAATGGATAAACTTGTAACAGAAGTGTATGAGCTTGAATTTGTTGTAGTCCCTACTTGCGTTCCGTCAATAAACAGTCTAAGCGTCCCGCTTGCTCTTGTAACTGCAACATGATACCAAGTTGATGTGCTTGGAGACCAAGACCCTACAACAAAAGAATCTAAAGTTCCATTATTTCCCCAATAAAAACGCAATCCAGTACCACTAATATATTGAACTAGCCAAGCATACGCTCCTGAAATAAATTTACTAATAAAAGTAGTGTCTGCTGTTGCGTTCATATATGTCCAGAATTCAACCGTAAAATCTCCAGTGCCAAAATCATAAAGTGTGCTTTGTGGTGCAGTTAAATAATCACCAGTGCCATCAAGCGCCATCGAACCTGTGCCGTACTTCACCACGCTAGTGCTAATCTGAGCGTTACCTACAGTCTCAAGATCGTTTTTCATTGCGTTGTCAAAGATACCGGCGTTGGTAAAATTAGTTAGCAGTGATGTGCCGGAGATGGCGGTTACAGGTGCTGTTGGTGGTGTAAATGCGGCTGTATAGACAGCTGTCCCATTTACTGCCCTAATGTTAGATACATACCCGAAAAAATTATAAGAGGTCGTAATTCCAGCAATGTAAGAAATAGTTGGGTTATAGTCTCTAGTATCTGAAAATGAACCGTCTAAGACCCCGTTTACATACACATATGTTGTTGAGCCGTTTCTAACGGCAGAAATATGTGTCCATGTATTGTTTGGAATGCTAATAACGCCTGTGTATGTGTACGCAACAAGACTGTATCCGCAACTAACCTTGTCTCCAATCATTCCAAGAACAAATGCTGTGGTGTCTCCGCAAAAAAAGTAAGCGCCTGACCCGCTTTGAGTTTGAGTAGAAAACACCCATCCTTCAACAGTAAAGTTTGATGTTCTAAATGCACCAGCAGTACTTGATAGGCTTAAATAATCGCTAGTACCATTAAAGTACCCGCTGCCGCCGTTGACCGCTGTGCTATATGCAGCAGTTGGTGCAAATGGGCTGAATGGCTGAACTGCTACGTTACCGTTAGCTGTCAGAGTAAAGTTATTGGTCGAGTTATCAACGAAACGGTTTGACTGACAGGTTAGTAACGATGTGTTTGTAATGGCCGTTAGTGGCGTAGTTGGAACAGTAAGCGTTGTCTGTGTTGGATCATAAACTGCTGTGCCTTTAATAATTCTGGCATTAGAAATATACCCATTAAAATAATAGTTATCCGTGGCAGGATAAAACCTACCTAAATTCATTGCGCTAGAAGTGCCATTCTCAGAATTAGTTGACGATACCTTTCTTACACCATTAACAAACAATGCTGCACTTGTTCCAGAACGAACCCCAACAACATGAACCCATTGGTTAGTAGGAGCATCTACCGTATCAATTAAAGCATTGCTATTATTTAAAATAGTAAATGAAAATTTGTTAGCGTCAATTACTAAACCTAGACCTGGATAATTTGGCCCTGTTTCAACTCGCCCCGACAAAATACCTGCATACCCTATGCCAAACGACGTAATGTATACCCATGCCTCTATAGTTAAATCCCCTGTTCCAACTGTAAACGCAGCATTACTTGCTAAACTTAAATAATCACCAGTACCATCAAAGTAGTTATCCCAATATCCAGCAGCCTGACTAAATGGCGTGAACGTACCCTGCGTCGCATTGCCGTTACGCGTGATAGTAAAGTTATTAGTGCTGCTATCCAAGAATGTATTGTTCTGCGCCCCGTTAGTACCATCACCATGCAACAGTAAAGTTGTTTGGTTGAAGTAAGGATCAGCGGCAGCACCAGATACCTGCGAGTTTTGCGAACTAAACATTACAATCCTTACAGATAGTTTTGACCAGCGTTTGAACCAATCCAATTTGTACCATCAGCAACAAATACATACTTATCCATCTTACTAGCAGTTGCGGTAATAGTCGGCGCAGTTGATGCAGGCCATTTCACAGCAGCAGGCCATGTAGCTGTACGACTTCCTGTCCCATCTTGTTTAAGCAGCAACGTGAATCCACGACCAGCAGTAGCTGTAGGGAAAGTAAATGTACAATTGCCGGTTAGCGTCAGAATCTGCAACGAGCCATTAGCCAGGTCAATTGTGTACGCTGTGCTAGTGTTAGCTGTTACTACTTCTTCAGTATAGCCATTGGTAAACGTGCCAGCCTCAATGGTCTTAGACGTAAGCGTTTGAGAAAGATCAGTTAATACTGCTCTATCAGCAGGATACGTAGCAAATACGTCTTTAATACCTGCACCAAAATTAACTGCAGAGCCAGCGTTAGATGACTTTAATATCGTAGTGCGAGCTAATGTGCCAGCAGCTACAGTACCAAGACCAACTTCCCAATCTGCACCAAGAGTGATTGTGTAATAGCAAGTATTAGTATTGCCAATAGCCGTACTAAATGTTTGAAAGCCAGATACAGCGCCATCTAAAGTTAGCGTACCAGTACCTGTAGTGGTCGATGTTTCACGAACCCTATCAGCAATAACCAGCGCCATAGATTACTCCAAAGTAACGGAAAGATTACCAATCGAAATAGTAAAGATGTCGCCTGAAGTAATAGATTTTGATGATGTCAGTGGCGTATGGTAAAGCAAGTTACCGCTAGTAGCAGCATCAAGAATACCGATCCAGCCAACAGTTCCCCATGTTCCTGTAGCAGTAGGAAATGTTACTGCTGCACTATTAGTAGTTACACCATTGCTAGGAGCGCCAAAGGTAGCCGAAGTACGGGCATAAGAGCCACCAGAGACTTCTGTGCCTGTATTCGCATCAGTAGGATCAGTAGTATACAAACCGACGTAAACAGTCGTAGGAGCCGTATAGCTGGTTGCACGTAGAGTACCGTTAATTAACGCATTCTCTAAATAATTAGACATTTCAGCCATAATATTTCCTTAATTAAAAGACATGGACATTGGTTGTCCGCTGTATTCGCCAGAATCATCTGCGACGTTAATAGCTGCAATAGCTCTTTCGTACAACATACCCCAAGTTTGCAACCTTGCATCATTCATCAAATACGGTTCAGCCTCACCCAAAGCAGCGTAAAGCAGCGCATCAGGGCAGTAAGCTAAGAATGTATTACTTGCGTTAGTTGAGCTTAGAAAGGCAGGTTGCGAGTAGTACAGCATTTGCAGGACATAAGCACCGTCAGGTACTGGCCCCAATTGCAACTCAGAAGCTAATACCGTATAACGCTTGGGCTGGCCTGATTCTGTTGAGAGAGTCTTTTTATAAAACAGGTTAGGCGTATCGTAGACAAGAACACCATTAGGATTAGCAGCAATGTGAATGTCGCGCATCTCTAGGTAATCACTAGGCAAGCCAACAGTAGAATCCCCGCCTGTAGTAGTAGCCTGGGCAACCACCAGCATCTGACGAATACGTAACTCTCTACGCAAACGCTGCTCTGCAAGTGCTACAAACGTGGGAATAATGCTATCTAAGTCACTGCGAGCTAGATAGCTGGAGATGGTGCTAGTTAAGTCAGAGTAGCTAGTCAGTGCCATTATCGCCCCTCAAGGCTTTATCATCTACATCATCCCAACTGTA